CACAAGCGGTCAACTGATCTGGGATGTGCTTTATTACGAAGCAAGGCAAATTCTTCTGAACATGGAAAGCGAATAGGGGGGATGCTTTATTGTCGGATAGTTTCGTTTTCTATCGTTCGTTTTTTGATACCGCTCAGCTGATCGGCGATGAGTCCGACAGGCTGACACTATATGAAGCTCTGATCCATTACGGCCTGACAGGCGAGAAGCCAGTGCTTGCATATCCGCTGAACGCAATTCTTGAACAGATGACGGCATCCGTCAAGGCCGCATCAGAGCGATACACAGCCGCCAAAGAGAACGGCGAGAAAGGGGGAAGGCCAAGGAAGTTCATTCCGCCTGAAGAGTGGAGAGCTTACCGGAAGGATCACAGCCAAAAAGAAACCGCCGATCACTTCGGGATTTCAGTTGATACTCTCAGGAAATGGGAAAAAGCCGAAAAACCGAAAAACCTTAATTATAATGTTAATGATAATGATAATTTGAATGCTAATGACAATTCAAATTATAATTATCAAAAAGAAATAAATAAAGAAAAAGAGGATCAGAAACCGCTTAAAGGCGGTTCTGCTCCTCAAATAAAACCGAAGCAGGATGTGCCGCCGTGTTCTCCGGGATGGGAGTTCATCAACAAGGGAGTCTTGTATCGGTTCAATGATCGTGGCGAGGTGGTGAAGGTTCGTGAATTATAACGATGAAGCCGCCGTCATTGGCTCGATCCTGATTGACAAGGACAGCATCGCAGAGGTTGACAAGGCCGGGCTGAATGCCGATGATTTCGGGAATGAGATATATCGGGCGATGTTCCAGATCATTGACAGCAAGCGACAGGCCGGGGAACAGTTTAATGACCTTGTGTTGTTGGCCGAGGAGATGGCAAAGCAGAAGCCCGGCTTTGACTGGTATGAAATCATTCACGGCTTGCTTGTTTACACGGTAACAGCCGCAAACGCTCCGCTCTATTGCCAGAGTGTGAAGGACAATGCGAACCGCCGCCGCTTTGTTGAGATGCTTGCCGAAGCCGCCGAAACAGCGAACTATGGTGACTGGAAAGCAACGGCTGACGCATTCTTCGAAGAGCTTCACGCTTTGAAGGGATACGACAATGACATCCTGAACAGCTCGGTTCTGTCGGATCAATTCCTTGACTACTACGAACAAACGAAGAAAGACCCGGACAGCGCATATTGCAAGACAGGCTTCTTTGATCTGGACAGGCAATTGGGCGGTGGGATGTTTCGATCTGAGGTCTATATCATCGGGGCAAGACCGGGCATGGGGAAAACAACACTGGGCATCAACATCGCACAGAACATCATCAACCGGGGCGGCTCGGTTCTGTTCGTATCGCTTGAGATGTCGGCTCCGCAGATCGAAGCCAAGCGCATCAGCCTTGAAACGGCGATCAAATACACCGACCTGATGGCCGGGCGCATATCGCCTGAAAATGAGTTTCTGTTGTTTGACTGGGTCACGTTCAACAAGAGCAAACCGTTTTACCTTGTGACAAAGCCGATGACGGTGGGCGAGATCGGGCGCAAGGCTCGGCAGATCGGGAACGTGTCTTGTATCATCATTGACTACATGGGTTTGATATCCTGTTCGGATGACAGCCGCCAGAAGCCACGCTATGAACAGCTGACCGAGATATCGGCGGCACTCAAGGCAACGGCCAAGGCTTTGAACATCCCGATCCTGGCACTCTGTCAGCTGAACCGGGAAAGCACAACACGCTCAGACAAGCGGCCAACGATGGCCGATCTTCGTGACAGCGGCGCAATTGAACAGGATGCCGGGGCGATTATCCTCTTGCACCGGCCTGACTACTACACGAACAAAGAGAGCGGCGAAGCTCCAGAGGTTGAGGAGATCGAGCTAAACGTTGCCAAGAACCGACACGCTGAGCCGGGTATCGTGCGGATGTGGTGGCATGGGAATATCGGACGCATCTCGATGCAGACCAGAGAGGATGGGATGCCGTTTTGAGGACGTACACATTAGCCGACATTAAGAAAGCCGCATTCAACATGACGGAGCTTCCCGGCCTATCTCCACGGCTCGGCTCACTCTGGCAAGGGCTGGCTTACTGCTATGAATACGCCCGGCTTCACCCGGATGAAACCGAGGACTGCAAACAACTCGCACAGCGTTACATTGATTTCTTTTGGGGGGATGACATATAACAGCTAAACAATTCTTGAACCGGGCACGGCGAATTGACAGGGAGATCAGCCAGCTGCTCGAACTGCAACAGCACACACGTGACCGGCTGACCAACATCACGCAAACTCTGACCGCCGACATCGTGAGCGGTTCCCATGATCCGCACAAGTTCGACAAACTGGCCGAGCTTGAGAGCGACATCAACACGAAGATAGATGAGCTTGTCGAGGTCAAGCGTGAGATATTCCTAACTTTAATGAGGGTGCAGACTCGCAATGTTCGCCTTGCCATGATCGGATACTATCTCGATATGAAGACATGGGAACAGATCGCCGTTGATATGAATTACTCTTATGAGAACATCATGAAGCTCAGGCGGCGAGGGCTAATTGAAGTCGAGCTTCTTATCAATTCTCAAACTGAAAAGAGTACATAGAATTACAGTATTGGTGCGTGGTAGAATGTAGACTGCAAAAGAAGCATCAAAAACCTTTTGCTCTTTTTCCTTTCCATTCTTCCTTCCTTGTTGCCGGGTTAAGGTTACCAGTGAGTGACCACCCGGCTTTTATTATGGGCAATCCCACAAGGAGCTGACCTCGCCTTGTGATTGCATTAAAGGCAAGCGGTGTTCGCACAGGGGATCAGGTGCATTGACACATTGTCGGGCAGTGGTGGGGGCTTGCATCTGTTTAGAGGTACTAACCAACATGAACCAAGAGCGCAGACGCTTCTATTCTTCCAAGGCTTGGCAAGACTGCCGCAACAGCTATGCTCGAAGCAAGGGCGGCCTCTGTGAGCTGTGCCTTGCCAAAGGTATCTATCGACCGGGCGAGATCGTCCACCACAAGACGCACCTCACCACAGCCAATCTCTCTGATCCTACCATCGCTTTGAACTGGGATAACCTTCAGCTCTTGTGCCGTGACTGTCACGCACTGCAACACAAAGCCGGGCGGCGATACAAAGTTGATGAGCTTGGTAAAGTGCTTTTTTGAGGGTGGGGGGTGCCCCCATATCACGATTTTTTTGAAAGTGCCGTAAGACCGGCCAGTTGATCGTGATTTTAGTCTGTTCGCTCCCTACTTGCTCCGAGATGCTATGAGAAAGAAAAAAACAGCCGAAGAAAACTGGATTTATACGTACTACCAACAGATTGAGAATGGTTCTGTGACGGTGGGGCGGTGGATCAGGCTGATATACGAATATCTTGTGAGTGGGCTTGAAAACAAGCTCTTTTATTTTGACCAAAAGAAAGCCAATGCGGCGATTGACTGGGCAGAAGAGCATTGGTTCCACACCGAGGGGCATCTGGCTCCGGGTCGGATCAGTCTTGAGGTTTGGCAAAAGGCCATGTTGGCGGCTGTCTTCGGGATCATGGATGCGGATGGTTACAGACAGTTTCGGGAAGTGCTTCTTGTTGTGGCACGGAAAAACGGGAAGTCGATTATCGCATCCGGGATCGGCAATTACTTCTTTCGGAGCGAGGGCGGTTTTGGGGCGAAAGTGTTTTGCATTGCCCCGAAGCTGGAACAGGCCGACATTGTTTACAACAACATTTGGCAGATGGTCACGCTTGATCCTGAGTATCAGGAAATGAAAGAGATGCTTGACGAGCGTGACACGCACAACGTCAAAATCCATGATCAGTCAATGTTGCCGAAGCACCGGCAATCTGACCTCGCCATTGCCGGAACTAACAGCTCGGTCAAGAAAATAGCGTTTAGCGCAAAGAAGAGTGACGGCTTCAATCCGTCACTTTGCATTTGCGATGAAATAGCCGCTTGGGAAGGTGACAAGGGGCTTAAACAGTATGAGGTCATGAAGAGCGGCATGGGGGCACGGCTTGAGGGCTTGCTTCTGAGTTGTACCACTTCGGGCTATGTCAACGACAGCATTTATGATGAGCTTGTCAAGCGTTCCACTCGCTTTTTGTTAGGGGATAGCAAGGAAACGAAGCTTCTGCCGTTCCTCTACATGATTGATGATGTTGAGAAGTGGAACGATATAAACGAACTTAGAAAAGCAAATCCGAACTTAGGCGTTTCCATCCCGGTCAAATTCATGCTTGAAGAGATCGCCATTGCGGAAGGTTCTTTGAGCAAACGCAACGAGTTCATCTGCAAATATTGTTGCTTGAAAAGCTCTTCGTCATCTGCATGGCTCCCGGCTCAGATCGTTGAAGCGGCTTGTGGCGATGAGCTGAAGCTTGAGGATTTCGCAAACAGCTATTGCGTGGGCGGCATCGACCTGTCGCAGACACGTGACTTGACGGCTTGCACGGCGGTCATTGAGAAGGCCGGGGAACTGTATGTCTTTGCCAAATTCTTTTTGCCGTCAGAGCGAATTGACGAAGCTTCACAGCGTGATGGCTTGCCATATAACATCTATGTCCAGCGTGGTTTGTTACAGCTGTCTGGGGATAATTTCGTTGATTATCATGATTGTTTCGAGTGGTTTAGGCGGCTTGTTGAAGAGTATCAGATCTATCCTTTGCAGGTTGGTTATGACCGATATTCTGCTCAGTATCTTGTTCAGGATATGAAGGGATACGGCTTTCAGATGGATGACGTTTATCAAGGCGAGAACCTGTACCCGGTGATCCTTGAAACACAAGGTTTGTTAGAGGACGGCAAAATCCACATCGGTGAAAACGACCTTCTGAAAATCCACTTGTTGAACAGCGCAATCAAGATGTCAACAGAGCGAGGCCGTGGAAAACTGATCAAGATAAATCCAGCCGCACACATTGACGGCTGCGCCGCACTCCTGGACGCAATGACGGTGCGGCAAAAATGGTTCGCTCAGATCGGCGAACAACTGAAAAATTGAGGTGATGAAGATGGGGCTGTTCGATAGGCTTTTCGGGAACAGGCCAAAAGAAAATGACAAATATCTGGAAACGTTCAAGATGCTTGACGGCTATACTCCACGCTTTACAAGTTTCGGCGGCGGTGTGTATGAGTCGGAGCTGATCAGGGCGGCGATTAATGCCAGAGCGACACACATAAGCAAATTGAAAGTAGAGACTTATGGAGCCGCCAAACCAGCCTTGCAGACGAAGCTCAAAAACAACCCGAATGAGTTTCAAACGTGGTCACAGTTTCAGTATCGTTTGTCAACGCTTCTTGATGTTCACAATACGGCGTTTATTACGCCCGTCTTTGACCAGTATGGCCAGCCGAGCGGGATTTATACGCCGCTCCCGAATAGGTGCGAGATCGTCCAATATGAGGGCGTTCTGTACTTGCGTTATGAGTTTAGTTACGGAGTCAAAGCCGCCGTTGAACTTGCGTATTGCGGCATCATGACCAAGTACCAATACCGCAACGACTTTTTCGGCGAAAGCAATGAAGCCTTGCGGCAGACAATGGATTTAATCCACATCCAGAACCAAGGCATTGAAGAAGGTGTCAAGAGTGCGGCAACTTATCGCTTTATGGCAAAGCTTTCGAACTTTGCAAAGGCTGAGGATCTGGCAAAAGAGCGGCAACGCTTCACGGCTGAGAACTTCAGCAAGGATGCCAAGGGCGGCGGCTTGCTCTTGTTCCCGAACACCTATCAGGATGTCAAACAGGTCGAGGTCAAGCCGTGGGTTGTGGATGCCGAACAGCGCAAGGCGATAGAAGCAAACGTTTTTCGCTATTACGGCGTAAATGACGATGTGCTTGAAAATCACTTCTCGGCTGATAACTGGTCAGCGTTCTATGAGGGTGCAATCGAGCCGTTTGCCATTCAGGAAAGTGAAGTATTGGAAAAGATGTTCTTCACGCTCCGGGAGCGGTCACAGGGCAATGGGGTTACCGTCACGGCAAACCGCTTGCAGTATCTCAGCAACCAAGACAAGCTCAATGTTTCGGCTCAGATGCTTGATAGAGGAATCATGTCAATCAATGATGTGCGTGACATTTGGAACTTACCGCCTGTCGAGGGTGGAGATGTGCGCATCATCCGTGGCGAATACTGGAACGCTCAAGAAAAGGTAAATGAGGTGAACAATGATGAAACAGGATCGTGAATACAGGTCAATGGAGTTGCGCATCCTACCGATTGAAGAGGGGGCTGTAGAGCCGTCATTCATGGTGGAAGGGTATGCGTCCACCTATGAGCCGTATAAGCTCATGACCGTTGATGACATTGATTATTTCGAGAGAATTGAGCCGACCGCATTCGATGAAGCAGACACATCGGATGTGGTTTTTCGCATTGACCATGCCGGGCGAGTTTATGCCAGATCTTCAGCCGGTACGCTGACACTCTGGCATGATGAACACGGCTTCGGTCAACGTGCGGATCTGAGTAAAACGCAAGCGGCGAGGGAAGTGTTCGCCGACATTGAAGCCGGGAACTATCCGAAGATGTCGTTTGCTTTTACTGTTGCCGAAGGTGGAGATCACTTTGACAAGGCAACACATACAAGAGTGATTGACAGGATCGCAAAGGTGTTTGACGTCTCGCCTGTTGCGTTCCCGGCCAATCCCACGACCGAGCTTTCTGTCTCGACACGTGACTATTTCAACGGAGTGATTGAAATGGAACGAGCGGAGCGACTCGAAGCGGAGAAGAGAGAGAAGCAGAAGCAGAAAATCAAGATCATGTTGGAGATGTGAAAACATGGAAATCAAAGAAATGAGCATCGAACAGCTTGAAGAGCGCAAGGCCGCAATTGCGGTTGAAGTTGACGCTCCCGAAGCTGACCTTGACGCACTGGAAGTCGAAGCCAGAGCCATCAAGGAAGAAATCGAAAGCCGCCGGGCAGAAGAAGCCAGAAAGGCTGAAATCCGTTCTGCCGTTGCAAACGGTCAGGGCGAAGTAATTGAAAAACCTATTGAGGAGAGAAAGAAAATGACCAACAACGAAATCAGAAATACTCCTGAGTACATCAAGGCTTTTGCCAACTACATCAAGACCGAAGATGATGCAGAATGCCGTGCGCTTCTGACTGAGAACGGCTCTGGCACTCTGCCGGTTCCCGAACTGGTCTATGATGTCGTGAAAACCGCATGGGCACGTGAGGGTATCATGAGCCGTGTCCGCAAGTCCTTTGTCAAGGGCAATCTGAAGGTCGGTTTCGAGATCAGCTCCGATGGTGCGACCGTCCACACCGAAGGTCAGGCCGTCA